AACAGGGAGTAAGGGGGTAAGAGATAAGCCTAATACTTTAGGTACGGGAATATCAAGAAACATAGATTTGTATAAAATGAAATTAGGCCAGTAAATATGATTGATTACACAAATGCACAAGCTATTATAGATTATCATAGTAAAGTAAAGACTACTCAAGAAAGAACATCTTTAAACGCTTCTCATAAAGCTATTGCTAGAATGTTCTACCCTGATAGGGAGTATATGATAGGTGCTGATGATGTTAAAGATGGTAAGAAAAATAATTTATTATTCCAATCTGATACAATTAAAGTTGCGGATGATTTTGCGAGTAATTTATTAACCACTGTAGTAAACCCAAGTATTTCTTGGTTTGTATATCGCTGTGAAGATGATGAGCTTTATCAAGATCAAAAAGTTCAAGAATATTACAAGAAGAAAACAGAACTTACCCATAAGAAATTAAAACACCAAAAGTGTAATTTTCAAGCTAAAATGCTAGAAAACTTTAAAGAAATAGGAGTTTTTGGTGATAGTGTAGTTTACCCTTTTTGGTCTAAAGCAGAACAGACTTTAAGATTTAAATTATTTTCAGTAGCAAATACATATTTTTTACCTGATGAAGAGAATTTTATCCATGATATACATAGAGATTTTCAATTAACAGCTAAAGAAATTTATGAAAAATGGGGTGAGAAAGTACATGAAGACGTTAGAAAAAAAGCTCTTGACCCGAAACAATGTTTTGCCAAATATAATATAATTAACTGTGTATATAAAAATAACAAATATATAAAAAGCTCAATAAAAAAGGCAGTTTTAGATACGTAAGCGTTTTTGTGGATAGGAAAAACAAAGTAATTATAGATACAGAAGATTTTAAAACTAAACCTGTAGCAATATTTCAATGGCAAAATAGCGATACAAAAAATCAAATATATTCAAGCTCTTGTGCAGAGAAAGCTTTACCTGATGCCAAGCAATACGATATTCAGACGAGAGATTTAACAGCTGTACGAGAAGTGTTTTTAAGACCCCCTGTGGCTTATAATGCGGCTTTTTTTGAAGAAGCACTAGATATGCGAGCTGGTGGAGCTACTCCTTATCAAAATAAGTTTGGTCCTAATGAAAAAATTATAGAAAAATTAAATATTGTTGACCCAACAGCTATACAAATTATGCGTGAATCTTGTAATGAGTTAAAAGAAGGTTTGGATAAATTATTTTATTTACAATATTTTAAAACATTAAGAGATCCTAGAGCTACAGCATTCCAAGTTAGAGAAGTTAGAGAAGAAAATTTAAGAGCTTTATCGCCTTTTGTGTCTAACTTATATTCAGGGTTTGATCCATTATTAGTTAGAATACATGACTTGTTAGAAGAAGAAGGGGTTTATGATAAGCTTGACCAAAGCAAGCCTGCTGAACTTGATAATCAAGAACTAGTTATAGATTATATTAACCCAACTAGAGAATCACAAAAATTTAGTAAAATGGCTAAATTGCAAAATGCTTTAGAATCTACTGCTGGTATGGCACAGGTTAACCCCGAAGTATTAGATCATGTTGATTTCCCTAAAATGAATAAGGATATTTATGATATTTTAGGTACTGGTGAATATATTAAATCCAAAGAAGAAGTCGAAGAGATACAAGCAGAAAGAAAAAAACAAAGACAGCAACAGCAACAGGTAGAAAATGCTACTAAACAAGCTGATGCTTCATCTAAGAACCAAAAATCACAACAGCAGAATTTTATGGGAATGTAATATGTTTAAATGGTTTAAATCAAATAAAGAATTAAAAAACAGAGTAAAGGAATTAGAGGAGTTATTAGATCAAAAAACTATTTTTACCGATTCCATAAATTATGCACAAGATGAAACAAGTAAAGCTTATAAAAAGGTTTTTAATGGAGGTAAAAATTCACAGATCGTTTTTTATGATTTGTTCAAGGAATGTATGATGAATACTATGGGTTTTAACCCTGATTCGTCAGACTACAAACAAGGTATGAGAGATGTAATGCTTAGAATTATGCAGAAATGTTGCATAGATTCAAAGAGTATCTTCAGCCTTGTGGATAGCAGTGTTAATCGTAATAATAAGGTAAAATATGACTGAAAATATAACAACTGAAACTTTAGATTCTACAACAAATCCAATTCCTGCAACAGAAACAAAAGCAGAGCCTTGGTTTAATTCTTTGTCAGAAGATTTAAAAACTAATCCCAATATTACTAAATATAACTCGGTAGAAGATCTTGCTAACGCTAATATAAATCTAGTAAGCAAATTGGGGACAAAATCAGTTGAACTTCCTAAATCTGTAGATGAGTATAAATATTCTTTACCTGAAAATGTAAGAGAAGAGTTTAAGGGTGATTTAATTGATCCTAATATTGAATCTATAATTAAAGAGGTGGGTTTAGAAAGTGGACTTCCAGCAGAGACTTTTAATAAAATTATGAGTGCAGTTGCAGATAAAACCAATAGTATATTTGAAGATCAAATCACTCAAAGAGATAAGGAATATGCTGAATTTGATGAAAAGACTATACAAGAATTAGGGCAAGATAAGTATGACCAACTAAATAATGATTTTGATAAAGTAATCAAAGATCATAATATTAGTGAGCAAACTTTAAACGCAATGCAAAATATGCCACCTAAAAGCAAACTTGAGATGATGCAAACCTTAGTAGCTACAGCCCCAGCAGAAGGTAGTTTATCTGTAAAAGGTGAAGCTCCGCAATCAAGAATAGAAGAGATAAATAAAAGAATAACTGAAATAGATTTAGATCCTAAATTGACAAGTACACACTGGTCAAATGAAGGTTTTAAGCTAGGACAAGAAAAAGCTGATTTATGGAATGAATTAGCTGGATTGGAACAACAAAGACGAACTATTTAAAATAGTTTTTTTGTTTATAAATTCTGGATACCTTTTTAAGCCCAGTTGACACAGATATACCTCTGTCGCTTTAAACTAGCGTAAAAGACAGGACATTGCCTGCAATCTCGCAGATACCAATACCCGAAAAATTTTTTATTAATTTTTTTAGGTAATTAAAATGACAAACCCTATTAATACAGTTGATTTAGAGACTTATAAAACTCTCTATAGCAGCAACTACAATACATTATATCAACAAGGGGAAAGTTTTCTTTCGCAGTTTTGTGCTCACGAAGCTGTTACTGGTGAAAACTATACCATTGAGACTATAAGTAAAAAAGCCCTGAATAAAAGAAAGGCTAAATATACACCAATTAAAGGTGAGCAAAGTAAGTATGAAAGAAGATTCGGAACTTGTGAATCTTTTAGTGCTTATGAATATCTTGATGAGATTGAAGATGTGTTAAAAGCAAAAATCAATCCACAATCTGATATTATGCAACAGTTTGTAAAAGCAGAAAGAAGAAAGCTAGATGAGCTAATTCTTAAATGTCCTTTTTCTACTGTGAAAGGTGGTAAAGATGGTTCAAGCGATATACTTTTTCCTACTGATAATGTTGTTGCTCATGGTGGGGTTGGTTTAACACTTAGTAAGCTACACCAATTAAACGAGCTAGCTATTGGTAATGATATACCACAAGAAGAAGCTATTATAGTTGTAATTGGTAGAAAACAATATACTGAGCTTATGGGTATAAATGAAGTAATTAATACAGATTTTAATGACTTTCATCCTTTACCAACTTTAAAGCATTCACCAGGTATTGTAGGACAATATTTAAACTTGTTATTTGTAGTAATGAATGAACCAGCAGGTGCGACTGCTACTTCTGCTCTTTATAAAAGTGGTTCTACTAGGAATTGTTTAGCTTTTGTAAATAGATCTTTACATGTAGCTACACCTAAATCTAGGTCTTTGCTAATAGATAGAAGAGTTGATTTAGATGGTCAACCAATTCAACTAGGTATTGAAGCTCATTATGGGACTTTAAGAACTAGAGAAGAGGCTGTTTTCAAAATTCAATGTAATGAATAATTTTAATAATTTTATATAGGTAATACAAATGGCTTTAGAAAATAAAAAAGGAAGTATTAATATTTCCAAAATAGATGGTGATCCGTCTAATTTACCGTCTGCTGATACTTTTGACGGTAAAATATTTACTCAAGTAGAAACTGTTGCAAAAAGTGCAACTTCTAGTGCGGATGGCTCAACTTATATCCTAGCAAGAGTACCTTCTGATGCTGTAATAACCGATGTTAAATTCGGTAATACAGGTATCACAGGTGCTACTGATGCTGATATAGGTGTTTATAAAGCTGCTGATAAAGATAACAATATTGGTACTGTTGTTGATAAAGACTTGTTTTTAGATGGTGTTAATATGGTAAATGCTAGAACTGGCTTGTCAGGAGATGGTCTTTTAGCTTTAACAGCTGATAAAATTGGTAAAAAACTATATGAGTTAGAGCCAACACCTCTAACTACCAAACCTGATTATGACTATGATGTAGT